ATAGCTTCCATTTGTGGTGCTTGTCTTACAACTTCAGCCGCTCTTTGACTAATAGCCATATCAAGTGCTGGATCAATATCATCAAACTTAAACTTAGGATCACGAATATCTGGCATTCCTGGTAAGGACATATTAATGCTATTTTGCATCCGCTGCCTGTAAAGTAATGCTATATGCTCTGCTATATGTGCAATCAATAAAGGTTGCATTGATCTTGCCCCTGGATTTCCAGCTAAAGATGGATCGCTGATAAACTGCATATGAACTGCAATATGGCTTTCATGATCTTGTTCTGGGAATGCTCTTATAGGTTTACCATACATCAATGACATATTTTCAGTAATAGGATCAAGTTTAGATGCTTCTTCTGGTTTCTTTAACACTTCATCTATGTTGTTGATTCTTATTGCTTCGTACATTCTTTTGTACGCCTCATACTGATCATGCAATTGTGGTGCTGATTGTGCCATCTGCAGAACTGCTTGTGCTTGTGCAATTCTTTGGGCAGTACTGAATATGTTAGGATCACTGACTGGAATAATATCTATTCTATCATTAAAGTCTTTTGCATAAATAATTGTATCCACACCACTTTGTGCAAACTTAAACTCTTCTGGTAAATATTCTGAATTTAATTTAGCTAATAGTTTAAATTCTTGACCTTGTGAATAATGTAACCTTTTGTGAATAGCACTAAACGATTTACTGCCTTGCTCAATAAGTGCCACTGTACTTCCAACAGGTGCATTAGGGTTTACATCGCCTACGTTAAGATCAGCAGTACTAGCAAATCTTCTACCTATATCTGTTATAGCATTCATAAGATTGAATAAGGTTTGTGATGGCTCTTTAAAAGGTAATGGCATTATAGCTTTGTTAACATCATCTACAGTAGCATCAAGATCAGCGAACTCCCCTGGATTGATTTGCATCTCACCACCAGTAACTCTGCCTTTTAACTTAAAGCCACCTTGCATATTAGCAAAAGCCGCACTATCTAGTAATGCTCTAAGTGATCCAGTAGCCGCCTTACCTAATCCACCAATTAAATGAAATAAACCAAAGCCATAGAATCCAGTTCCTGGTAAGAACTTATAACTTACAAACCAATCTCTACGCTTTTTCTTTTCGTCTTCTTCTTCCCAATTACGTCTTACTGCAACAATCTTTTCTGCATCGTAATCAATTGTAACTACATAAGGCAAATGAACTACATTATCTTCGTCTTGCTCATTGTCCTCATCAATTCCATCAAAGCTCTGATAACAATGCATTTCTAATAATGTCATTACCTCATCTTTAGATTCACTGTTATAAGGGTCTACGCCTTCTATCTCACTTCCAATATCTCCACTTGGATCAATATCTTCTGCAGAATACTTGCTTGGCAAATAATATCCAGCTTGTACATATTTGTTAAAGTCGTTTCTAGGCATTCTAATAACATGAGTGTATCTTGTGGATGTATATAAATCCTTACTTTCTGGCGATACTACAAAATCTTCTGCTTTTACAAACTGAGAACATTGTCTATCTAAATTAGCATCCCACCAAACTTTCTTAAATGTATGTCCAATTAATGGTAGTTGAAATAACATCTGATCAAGGTCTGGAAAGTATTCTGGCATCTCTTGAGTGATCTGATAGTTCATGTAATCTTTTACACGCTTGGCTTGTTCTTCCATCTCTTCATTAGGATCACCAACTATTACAGTCTTAACGGGACCTCCAGATGGGTATAATTCTGCGATTGCTCTAGCATTAAACTGTGTAGCCGCTTCTGCAATCATAGGATGAACAACTGTACTTAGTCCTCTAGTTGCCCTTTGGTTTTCTTCTTCGTCTTGTCCACCTTGAGGGTCAAGTGTCTCTAGACCTTGCTTATATCTAAATTCCCATTGTGATCTAGCTTCTTTGTCTGTCTCATAACAACTAATAAGCTCACTAGCTACGCCATCTAATTCTTTAGCATCAATCTCTTCTGCTAAGTTCTCATCAAAGCCAGTGTCTTTTTCTGCAACTTCATCTAAACTTGGATCACCAATAAGAACTTCATCGTCATTAATTTCCTCAACTTGAAATTCATCTGAAGGCATTGTTTCTGCAAAGGGAATTACTTGTGGTTCTCTAGCCATATATTGTCATCCTTTTCTCTTCTGTACTGTCATCTTCGTCATAATCTGTAGAATGAGTTATAAACCAACCTTTTCTCAATCTTAACCAAGCCTGTGTACAAGTGTCAACTATATCATCATTATCACCCGCAGGAAAGGCTGAACATATATCAATTAGATTTTTTGCCCATTTTTTATCTTGTGGATAAAATATCCTTCCATCTTCAAGTAATGCAGAACTACTATGTGCTCTAGCAATCTTGTCTCTATCTGGTGAGTAAGCCAACACTGGTATCCCACCCATCCTTAAATCTTGCAGTAAACTTTGACCACTAGCTTTCTTCTCTATCAATACTGTATCTGGTTGCCATTCATCAAACGCTTCTTGTGCAAGTTTCCTTAATTCTGGATAAGTAACTCTATCATACCACATCTCTACTACGATAGCATTTACTTGTCCATTCATTCTAAATATTCCCCAAGTAGTTCTAGCACTGTAACTGCTTGTTTCTTTTGTCGAGAATGCAGTATCGTAACTTTGCACTAAATATTCAATGTCTGGCAGATCATCTTTCTCCCAGGGAACCCACCATTCAGCTTTTAATATACCACCACCTTTAGGCATAGGTCTTTGTTGTAGTTGCCCAGCACTTGCATATGACCCTAAACTTTTTTCTAAAGTTGATAAAGTTGCATCATCTATACGCTTTTCCCATAACAACTCACCTTCTTTTGCTCTTGGGTCTACAAAGTTTAATGATGATTTAGTTGGTGTTGGATGACCTATTTCATATCTTGCTGGAAGACATAAGTGATCCCAATCATTATATTCGTTAGCTAATATGTGACCAGTCAAATCATTCTCATGTACTCTTTGCATGATAATTATAAATGCACCAGTCTTTGGGTCATTCAATCTAGTCTGCATAGCTTGATCCCACCATTCAAGAACGCCTTCTCTAACTGTGGATGATTCAGCTTCTCTTACGTTATGTGGATCATCAATAACAATTATATCACCACCTTCTCCAGTAAGTGCTCCATCTACTGAAGTTGCAATCCGCTGCCCAGTCTTGTCATTCTCAAATCTTTGTTTTTGATTTTGATCTGAAGTTAATGAAAATTTATCTCCAAAATATCTTTTATACCATTGACTGTCTATTAACCTTCTGCACTTAACGCTATCTCTTATTGATAATGATCCTGCATAACTAGCAAATAGAAACCTTTTCTCTGGTTGTATTGTCCAAGTCCAAGCTGGTAAAGCTACTGCCACACTGATAGACTTCATATGTCTTGGTGGTATATTTATTATAAGTCTTTTTATCTTACCTTCTACAACTGCTTGTAGATGTTCTGATATAGCATCTATATGCCAATTATCGTAGAAGTCTCTACCTGGTTCAATCGCTTCCCAAGAGTTTTTCGTGAACTCCTTCAATGACCTCTTCATTTCCTCTGCTTCCACCTTCTGTAGTAACTGAGGTAAGGATTGATTTAAGTTTGCTAAGTTCATTATTACTTATCCTAGTTAAGTCTATTACTTGTCTTTGCTCTATAATAGTTTCTTTCTCTATCTTATCTTGCCAACCAGCTCTATTTTTTAAATAGAATATCATAGCAGTATTATCGCCTTCTAACGCCTTCTCATATAGTTTATTAGTTACTCTTTGTATTCCTCTACCCTTACCTCTTTTTATAGCCTCTCCAAACTCTTTAAACTCATTCTGTTTATCATACAAAGTTGACTGCCCTATTCCTAGAGCTAGAGCTATCTGTTCCGATGTAAGTCCTTGAGATGCATAGGCTTCTGCCCTTTCACACATATCTTTTGTAACTACAAATTTAGGTCTGCCTATTTTATTATTTGGCTTTTTTGTTTTTTGTTTCATTTCCCTCTCTCTTATCGTGATAAACTAATACTAGAGCTTCACATTTAGGACAAGATAAGTTAGTTACAATTGAATGCTCTTCATCATCTTCTGTAGGAATATCGTGATCCCCACCCCAAATTAATTCTGTATTACATGACCAACAATTCATGATCGTTTTTCTTCCAACCTCTTCCTTTCAATATTTTGTATTTTTTCCATCTTTTTTTTCAAATCGTAAATTACATCTGTCAATCCATCTACCTTTTGAACATAATCATAGTTTTCAAAATTAGCATGATACGTTATTTTTGGTGTTTCGTTATCCCAATTATAAGAAACACTTAGCATTTTATGTCTTGTCATTATTGCACCTCTACTTAATAATTAGATGATCACTGCCCTTAATATCACCCATTTCTCCTTGAATAAATGTGTTAAAGGATATTGTAATTCTCTCTTTGCCACTATTATTTATCTCAACATCATGTACCAAAGTTGATGGGAATATAAGTAATCTACCAACCTCATTCATTACCCCTACTTTTTTAGAAGTATAAACATTGCTACCTTCATAAAAATTATAATTACCAAAAGAATCATCATATCTATAAAAATTAGTAGGACATTCATCTCCTTCTACATAGTAAATACAACTAAAGATACTGTTAGGATGCATATGTGTATGATGGTATGATTGTGGTGGATTTTTATTTAGCCAAGATTGTGTTATGTAAAAACTTGTTTTTTCACTAATACCTAATTGTTTAGCAAATGATATAACATTAAGTAAGCACCAATTTTTAAAGTCTTCCATCGCTTCATTATCTAATATAAATTTTTCAGCACTGATAAAATTATTTCCTTTTTGTTTTAATGTAGATAAATTTTTTAAATAATTTAATTGTTCATTTGTTAGTTGATAAAAATTATCTGACGTATAAATAGGTGTTGCAAAAACAGGTTCAAGCATCAAAATAACCCCATTTCAAATTGTTCATCTTCATTAATTATTGTGCCTTCATTTTTTTTGAAACCAACTAATTCATTATTTCTAAGTCTAGTATAAAGTTTTAAGTCTTGTCCTTTTAACACTAGCATAGCATCTTCATACCTTTGATCTAGTATTTTTTGTGTTTCGTCATCTATGTCAGACGTAATGTCCATCTTGAGACCCCTCTACTTCTTCTTCATATACTTTTTTAACACTATTAAAATTAAAATACACTTGACCTATATGTCCATATATACCTTGCTCTCTAATCTTTCTTGTAATTATTTGAGTAGTGTTGTCCTCAAAGTCTCTGTGCACTACTAGAGCGGCATCACTCATGTTTGCCCAATGTGCAGACCCACTTACTTGATATAAGTCTGGTGGTGGAACTACGCCACTATCATTCCTCTGTAACTTATGAGGATGAGCTACCATCCAAAC